CCCAGCCATATCGGATCGAAAAGGATTTGCATATTTTATTGGAACGCCAGCTGGTATGGCAAATTTATTTTATGAATTATACCAGTATGCTTTAGGAGATGATGAGTGGTTCACTTATACAGCTAAAGCCAGCGAGACAAAAATTATCGACCAGAAAGAGCTTGATGCAGCTAAAGCTCAGATGGGAGATACAAAGTACAGACAAGAATTTGAGTGTGATTGGATTGCTAATATAGAGGGATCTGTATATGGCGATATAATAAAAAAATTAGAAGAAGATAACCAGCTTACTAAAATGAGTTATGATCCTAGCCTGGAGGTACATACAGCCTGGGATCTAGGAGTGGATGATAGTACAGCAATTGTTTTTTTTCAAATTTTAGGAAACCAAATTATTATTATTGATTATTACGAAAACAACAGAGAGGGATTACCTCACTATGTTAGAGTAGTAAAAGATAAAGATTATATTTATGGCGAGCATTATGCTCCGCATGATATAGAAGTTATGGAATTTTCAACGGGTAAGACCAGGCAAGAGGTAGCTTACCAATTGGGGATTAGGTTTAGAATTTTACCTAAACTTGCTTTAGAGGATGGTATTCATAGTTTAAAAATGATATTACCTCGATGTTGGTTTGACATAGAAAATACAAAACCATTAATAAATGCGTTGCGTCAATACCATCGAAAGTATAATGAAAAAAATAAAATGTTTTCTAATAAGCCAGTTAAAGATTGGTCCAGCCACGCTTGCGATGCTGCGAGGTATATGGCTATGTCAATAACAGACTTACCAGATAAACCTAGAGTAAATCAAAAATTTGCTATAAATAATTATAGCATACACGGAGACTAAATTATGGGATTTTTAAAACCAAAGATACCAGCGATGCCAGCTATTCCGCCAGTACAACCGCTGCCAGAGCCGCCAAAATTTGACGATGCTGATAGAGCTGAAAGAATAAGATTAAAAAGAGCTAAGGCTAGATCTAATATGACTGGCAGATCATCAACTATTCTTACTGGAGCTGATGGTTTAGAAGATGATCCAAGTAAGATCTCAAAGAAAACTTTATTAGGAGGATATTAATATGGGAGGCGTAGCAAGAAAAGTATTACCAAAACCTAGTCCACCACCAGCACCCGTTTATGTACCAACGCCAACGAAACCAGAAATTTCGCAAGCAACAGCTGTATCTAAAACGGATATGATGAGAGGCAAAGGCAGAACTAGCACCATCTTAACTGGAGCTAAAGGTTTGGGAGATAACAAATTAACAACTCAAAAATTTACATTATTAGGAGGATAGATGGCGGTAGACAAAAAAGCCAAATTTATATTAGATAAATACTCAGCGTTAAAACATCAAAGATCTACCTGGGAGGATCATTGGCAAGATATTGCAAATTTCTTTTTACCTAGAAAATCTAACATAACTCTTAAAAGAACCAGGGGAGATAAGAGACACGACCAGATCTTTGACGGAACTGCTACACACGCCTTAGAGCTGCTCTCAGCCAGTTTAAATGGTATGTTGACGAATACTATATCTCCGTGGTTTGTTTTAAAATATAGATCCGAAGAGATGAACCAGCAAGATGAGGCTGTAGAATGGTTAGAGACTTGTGCCTCAATTATGACACAAGTTTTCCAAAGATCTAATTTTCAACAAGAAATTTTTGAGCTGTACCACGAATTGCTAGCTTTTGGTACTTCTGCAATGTTTATTACAGATGACCCAATAGATGATCTAAGATTTAAAACTATTCATATTTCAGAAATTTATATTACTGAAAATGAAAAAGGTATGGTGGATTGTTTAGTAAGAAGATTTCATTTAAAAAATAGAAACTTATTAGCAATGTACCCAGAGGCTCAGCTGCCTAATAATATTTTATCTAAAATACAAAACGCACCTCACGATGAAACAAGTATTATTCACTCAGTACATCCATCAGAAAAACCAATGGGATATGACAATAATAAAAATATGGATTTTGTATCTTGTCATATACACGAAGAGAGCGGAGCTATACTAAGAGAAAGTGGTTTTAAAGAATTTCCGTATGTTGTTCCTAGATATTTAAAATCTAGCAGCAATGAAATTTATGGAAGATCTCCAGCAATGAATGCTTTGCCAGATGTTAAGATGCTTAACACAATGGTTAAGACTACAATCAAAGCTGCACAAAAACAAATAGACCCACCTTTAATGGTCCCAGATGACGGATTTATTTTACCAGTAAGAACAACTCCTGGCGGATTAAATTTTTATAGAGCTGGTACTAGAGAAAGAATTGAGCCGATGAATATTGGAGCTAACAACCCAATAGGCTTACAGATGGAAGAGCAAAGAAGAAAAGCTATTAGAGAAAATTTCTTTGTAGATCAACTGATGACTATCCAGGGTCAAAATATGACAGCGACAGAAGTTATGCAGCGTACTGAGGAAAAGATGAGATTACTTGGTCCAGTATTAGGTAGACTACAATCTGAATTGTTGCAGCCATTAATAACTAGATCTTTTAATTTATTATTTAAAAATAAAAAATTTCCAGAAGTGCCAGAAGTTATTGGCAACCAGGATATAGAAATAGAATATGTATCTCCATTAGCCAAAGCACAAAAGACACAAGAGCTTTCATCAATAATGAGAGGTATAGAAATATTTGGATCGCTGCAAAATGTAGCTCCAGTATTTGATTACTTAGATGTAGATGGTTTAGTCAATCACATAAAAGATGTTTTAGGCTTACCAGCAAAAGTTATGAGATCTACTGCCCAGGTCAAGCAAATGCAACAGCAAAAACAACAAGAGCAAATTGAGCAAGCAGAATTACAGCAAGCTCAACAAGTAGCTGAGAGTGCTGGTAAGATTGCTCCAGCTTTAAAGGCGGGTATGTTAAGTGAATGATAAAGATTTAAAACAATTAGTTATAGACTACAAAACGACTTTTGGATCAGAGAGCGGACAAAGAGTGCTTGATGATCTTAAAAAGAGATGCAGCTTTGAGACTACAACCTTTATAAAAGGCGATAGCCACGAAAGCGCATTTTTAGAGGGACAAAGATCTATGGTCTTGTTCTTAAATAATATGCTAAACAAAAAGGAGAAATAATAATGTCTAGCGAAAATCAAGAGGTAGCAACACCAGCAGCTCCACAACCAACGGAGCAAAATGCGGTATTGTCTGGAGATCCTACAACAAATACTCCAAATGAAAATGTTGATTGGAAAGCAAATCTTTCTGATGAACTAAAAGCAGATAAGTCTTTAGAAAATATTAAAGACATTGAAAGCCTGGCAAAAAGTTTTGTCCACGCACAAAAATTAGTGGGTGCAGATAAAATTCCAGTACCAAATAAATATGCAACAGAAAAAGATTGGGATGCTGTTTATGAAAAATTAGGCAGACCAAAAAATTCTGATGGATATAAATTTAATTTGCCAGAAGATCAAAATGTAAATCAAGACGCATTAAAAACTTTTGCAGACCACGCTCATAAATTAGGATTACTTCCTAATCAAGCAGATGGCGTTGTAAAATTTTATAATGAGATGATTTCTAAAGAGTTATCAGATGCAGATCAAATAGCTCTTGCACAAAGAACAAAAGCTGAAACCGAACTTAAAACAGAGTGGGGTCAAGCATTTAATCAAAAAGTGCAAGCTGCAAATAATATTGTATCTGAAATTTTCCCAGAGGGATTTATGAATACTAACTTAGCAGACGGAACAAAACTTGGAGATCATCCAGCTGTTATAAAAGCATTTGCAACTCTTGCTGATAAAATGGGAGAAGATAATATTGTTCAAGCAGATGGACCAGCTTACTTAACACCTAAGCAAATAGAAAAAGAAATTGCTAATATTACAGCTGATCCTAAATCTGCGTACTGGGATAAAAACCATCCTAATCACGCAGCTGCAGTACAAGAAGTTTTGGAATTACGAGAAAAGAAAGCTGTTGAATAAGTAATTTTTTTTTGTTAATTCTAAAAATGATTTGGATAATCGAAAGACCCAAATTGACACCAGGAAAGAATGGGATCCAGGAGATCTAAAATCGAGGAGCGACCCGCAAGGATAATCATCCGATTTAACATTAACAACAACTAATAAGGAGGGTGGATTATGTCTACTCAAATTACTACAGCATTTGTAGAGCAATACTCTGCGAATGTATCTATGCTTTCTCAACAAATGGGGAGTAAGCTAAGAGGAGCTGTTGATGTGGAAACTATTAGAGGGAAAAATGCGTTCTTTGACCAAATCGGGGCGACCGCAGCGGTGGCTCGTACAACAAGGCACGGCAACACACCTCAAGTGAACACACCACACTCAAGAAGAAGAGTAAGCCTTTCAGATTTTGAATGGGCTGACTTAATAGATGATCTTGACAAGGTAAGAATGCTTGTTGATCCAACTAGCTCATACGCTAAAGCGGCTGCTGCAGCTATGAACAGAACGATTGACGATCAGATAATTGCAGCCTTGGGAGGAGCAGCAGACACGGGCGTTGCTGGTGGAACATCTGTAGCTTTACCAAGCTCATCTAAATTCTCAACTGCATCACAAACAGATGGTTTAACAATTGCTAAGTTATTAGAAACTAAGTTTTTCTTTGACAATGGTAGTGTAGACCCGTCTTTAAAAAGATACTTTGTTTGTGGTCCAAAACAGATCCAAGATCTATTAAATACTACAGAAGTTAAATCTGCAGATTTCAATACGATTAGAGCTTTAGCTCAAGGAGAGATCAATTCGTTTTTAGGTTTCGAATTTATTATGTCTACAAGACTAGATTTCGATGCAACTAATACGGATGATAGATTATGTTTTGGTTTTACGGAAGATGCGATCAAATTAGCGATCGGAGCTGATGTAAAAGCGAAGATAACTGAGAGAGACGACAAATCATACGCAACTCAAGTGTACTACTCTATGGCAATTGGTGCTACTAGAATGGAAGAGGCAAAAGTTTTCCAAGTACCTTGCGATGAGTAATAATTGATAGTAATATCAATTCTTAGGGAGGCGGGAAACTGCCTCCCTTTTTAAACAACAATGGAGGATCTTATGCCAGGAGGCAAAGGAACATACGGGTCTAAAAAAGGTAGACCAATGAAGAAACCAAAAAAAGGAAAGAAGAAAAAATAATGAAAAAACTTTCCAATAAACAAAAAAAAATTGCACGAGTAGCAAAACCAAAAAATAGAATTACTGGTGCAGATTTTAAAAAACTAAGAAAAAAAAGAAGAGTTTAGTATTATGATGAAATTGACTAAAAGACAAAAGGCAGCTCTTTCCCGTCATAAAAAACATCATACCGCTAAGCATATGGCATCTATGAAAAAACTTATGTCTGAAAAAGGGATGAGTTTTTCTGAAAGCCATAAAATCACAATGAAGAAAGTAGGAGTGTAAATGCCAAGAAAACGAAGAGGCTTATACGCAAATATAAATGCTCGTAGACGAAAAGGTATTTCAAGACCAAAATCTAAGAGTACAATAACACCGAAAGCATACGCTAATATGAAAGCTGGCTTTCCTAAAAAAAAGAAAAGAAGATAATCAATGGCTAGTGTTGTATCAATTTGCAATAGTGCGTTAAACCAGCTGGGAGCTGCGAGTATTACTGCATTAACAGACAATAGTAAGAACGCAAGATTATGCAACGCTAGGTATGAAACTATTAGGGATGCGGTATATAGAAGTCATCCTTGGAATTGCTTAATGAAAAAACAGCAATTGGCTCAAGATACCGCAACACCCGTATATGGTTTTAAATTTCAATTTACTTTACCTAGTGATTGTCTAAGATTAATTCATCTTGACGCTTATAATACAGATCACAAAGTAGAGGGTAGAAAAATTCTTTGCAATGAAAGTACAATTAAAATTACTTATGTTGCACAAATTACAGATCCAAATGAGTTAGATGTATTAACAAGAGAAACTATATCAGCTGGATTAGCAGCAGATCTTGCTTATGCAATAACAGCTAATTTACAAGTTTCTAAATTAATGCAAGAAAAGTATCAATTCAAATTATCTGAGGCTAGACATACAGACGCTAGCGAGGGATATAATATTGATCCTAACAACGGACAAGTCGATCAAATCTTAACCGAAGATTTTATAAATAGTAGATTATAATTATGGGAAAACAATTATTAAGCATCCCTAGCTTTACCGCTGGGGAGATGAGCGATAGTATGCAAGGCAGAACAGATTTTGCCAAGTATTTTTCAGCGGCATCACGAATAGAAAATTTTGTAGTATTACCACATGGACCAATAACAAGACGACCAGGAACTCATTTTGTATCAGAAGTAAAAGACAGCACAGCTAAAACAAGATTAATACCATTTACATTTTCTACAGAACAAACTTATATTTTAGAATTTGGCAATCAATACATAAGATTTTATAAAGACAATGGACAAATAATTTCTGGTGGATCTGCTTTTGAAATTGCATCTCCATATACTACTGCACAACTATTCGATATTAAATTTGCGCAATCTGCAGATATTATGTATTTAACTCACGAAAGCCATCCAGTAAAAAAATTATCTCGTACTGGACACACATCCTGGACACTTGTTGATTGCAACTTTACAGATGGTCCATACCTAGACACAAATACCACATCTACCACATTAACCCCAGCAGCAACATCTGGAACTGCAATAAATCTAAACGCATCCGCAGCTGTTTTTGTTTCTACAGATGTTGGCAGACTTGTAAGATTATCTGGCGGTTTTGGAAAAATTACAAATTTTAATTCATCAACTTTAGTACAAATAGATATACTTGATGACTTTGATAATACTAATGCTGTATCTACCTGGAAACTAGGAGCTTTCTCTGTTGCAACTGGTTTTCCAAGATGCGTCTCATTCTTTGAGCAGCGTCTAGTTTTTGCTGGTACATCCACACAGCCACAAACAATGTTTTTTTCTAAATCTGGAGATTATGAAAATATGTCATCGGGTACAAATGATGACGATGCTATGGTTTATACAATTGCATCAAATCAAGTAAATGCTATCCAGGCAATGAAAGCTACAAGAACTTTAATTGTAATGACAACTGGTGGAGAATATGCTGTATCTTCTGGAGCTAGCCAGGATGCAATCACACCTACAAATATCAATATTAGAAAACAATCAAACTATGGATCTGCTGGTGTCGATGCTTTGTCAATTGGTAATGCAACTATTTTTGTGCAAAGAGCAAAAAGAAAAATTAGAGAGCTAGCTTATAATTTTGATACTGATGGTTATACAGCTCCAGACTTAACTATACTTGCAGATCATATTTCAGAAAGCGGATTAACAGATATGGCTTATCAACAAGAGCCTCATTCTATTGTCTGGGCGGTTCGTAATGATGGACAATTAGCTGGTCTAACTTACAATAGATTAGAAAATGTTGTTGCCTGGCATAGACATATTTTTGGTGGCAAGTCTGATACTGGAAAATCTGTAAAACAACAAAAAATTTCTTTTACGGCAAACTCTACAAATGTTTCAACATCTAACAATACAATCACAATAACTGGACACGGATTATCAACGGGAGATGCTGTCTATTATTTTGCTGGTTCTAATGTTATAGGTGGATTATCAAATTCAAAAGTTTATTACGCTATAGCCGTAGACGCTAACACAATAAAACTTGCAACATCATCTAGCAACGCATCATCTAATACAGCAATTTCTTTAATATCGGCTCCTGGATCCAATACCACACAATTTATTTATCAAGGCGTAAATATAAATAATAATTTTTTATTTATAGAAAATCACGGATTTAAAACTGGTAATTTTATTTTTTATAAAAACTCAGGCACAGCTATTTCTGGTCTAGCTGAAAATGTAAAATATTATGTTGCTAAAATAGATGATAATCAAATCCAATTATTTACAGACGAGGCAAGATCTAGTGTTGTAAATTTAACTTCTGCACACAGCTCCGAACAAACAGATAAAATTTTAACCCACGCTAAAGTAGAGAGCGTTGCAACGATTGATGGCGATAGTGATGAGGATGAGGTTTATGTTATAGTTAAAAGATTTATAAATGGATCTGTAAAAAGATATGTTGAATATTTTACACCATTTGAATTTAACGAAGATCTTACAGCGTTTCATTATTTAGATAGTGGTTTAGCCTATGCTGGTGGAGAGACGGGAACCTTATCTGGTCTAACACATTTAGAGGGAGAGATTGTAGATATTATTGGAGAGGGATCTACTCAAAATTCAAAAGTAGTATCATCTGGAGCTATAAGCCTGGACACAGCTATAGAAGAGGCAAAAGTAGGATTATTATATTCTTCTGATTTACAAACAATGAGATTAGATGAGGGATTTACAGAAACAACACAAACTAAAACAATAAGAGTTTTTGATTTATCTGTAAGATTTCAAGATACAATAGGAGCTAGTGTTGGACCAAACTCTGATAATCTTACTGCTATAGATTTTAGAGATAGCAGCGCAAGTATGGATTTACCCGTGCCATTATTTACTGGAGATAAATCTGTTGAGTTTGATGCTGGACACGGAGCTGAGGGATTAATTTATGTTAAGCAGCCACAAGCTCTGCCAATGACAATATTAGGAATTTATCCTAGAATGGAAACTGAAAATGTCTAAGGTAGTGATAGTGCCTTTTGAAAATAAACACGCTGAACAAATGCTGGATATTGGATTAAACAGCAAGCTATTAGAACTTAAACCAGAACATAGAAAATATACTTATTTTTTAAAAGAGGTTGGTATGTCGTTCACGGGTCTTGTAGATAACAAGCCGATAGCGGCTGGAGGTGTCTTTCATCTCTGGGATGGCGTTGCCGAGGGGTGGGTCTTGGCTACAAAAGAAATTTATAAATATCCAGTTTTTTGTGCTAAGCACATAAAAAAAAGAACTGAGATGCTTATTAAAAATAATAATATAAAAAGATTACAGACTAGCGTAAAAGCAGATTGCGAGATGGCTATACGATTTGCAAAATGGCTAGGCTTACAGCCAGAGGGAGTAATGAAACATTATGGTCCCGATGGTGCAGACTTTATTAGATTTGCGAGGATAGAAAGATGAGTTTTTTTGGAGACATATTTGCTGGAAAATCACAATACCAGGCTGCACAATATAACGCTAAAATTATAGAGCGTAATGCACAAATAAAAGATCAAGAGGCAAAACAAATTATGTCTGTGCATAATGAATATAGCTTGCCAAAATTTGATAGAACAATTGAAGAAATCCAAGGTAAAACAACAACTGCATATTTATCAAGTGGTGTTGAATTATCTGGTTCAGTTTTAGATGCTTTGTACTCACAACAATTAGAATTAGACAGAGACAGAGATATAATGATTTACAATGCTGAGAACGCAGTAGACAGAGCTGAGAACGAGGCAATACAAATGAGAGCTGATGCAGATCTTGCAAGATGGAGAGGTAAAGTTGCTAAGAAAGCATCTTACTATGCAGCTGGGCAAAGTTTATTAGATCTTGGATTTAAAGTACAAGGAGCAATGAGTTAATGGCAATAAAATTATATAAATCACAATTAGAGCCTACATCAAAAACAAGTAATGTTTTAGATAGACGACAGATAAGTTTGTCTGAGGCTGGATCTATTGGTAAAGCTATGAAAGGTATGTTGAAGTCTGGAGAAAACTTTTACATACAACATCAAAAAATTAAATCAGATGACGAGCTGCTTGATAAGAAAAAAGCAGTAATGCTTGGCAATGATAATAATAAAGGTATGGAGGCTGTAAAATTAGAGGCATCTAATATGAAAGATCCAGATGAGGCTACAAAGTATTATGCTGAAAATGTAAAAGTCTTTGAAGATGTAGGAGAAACAAAAGGATTATTTACTAAAAAAAAATATAACAATTGGTTTAAAAAACAAACTACAGAAGATCTTACTACTATAAAAAAATTAAGCACAAAAAATTTTATGGAAAAAGTAAGAACTAATGAGCTTGATTATTTAGAAGTTTTAAAGAAAAAAATACTTTATGCTAAAACAGAAGAAGAAAGAAAAAATGCAGAATTAGAATTATCAGAAAGAATAAATACTAAATCAACAGAAATATTTGGCGATGGTATAGATGCTGTAAAAAAAGCAGTACAAAAAGATATTGCCTTTTATGGTTATAAAAATGTGCCATTTAATCAACAAGGTAAAGCTCTTGCTGATGCAGAAAAAGATAAAAGACTTACCATAGAAGATGTAGAAAAATTAAGAAAACATTTTAAAGTTAATAAAGGCAAAGCAACTGAGGGAGTAAAATCACAACTTAAAACATACGAGGAAAATGCAGATAAAGGTATTGTTCCAGATGCAAACGAATTAAAAGATATTGTAGCTGTTGCAGCTGCTACTGGAGATACAAAATTAATTGCAAGAGTAGACAAATTTGTAAAAGGTGTAAATTTATATGGCACTCTCAATACAATGGATTTTGAGGAACTTTCAAAAGCTAAATCATCTGTAAGCAGAATAATTACACAAAATAATAGATCTGGAAAAGGGACAGATGCAGATACACAAATGAGAGCAGATATAATAAATAAATATTATGCAAAATTAGTAAGCGATATTGACAAAGATATGATTTCTGCTGCTAGCGATAGAAACTTAGTACAAATATCTGATATAGGATTAAATGAATTTCTAAGCACGGGTAATGTAGAACAAATGGCTGAGAAAGTTTCTAAAAGAATTACAGACGGAAATACAATTGCAGCTTTCTATAAACGAAACGCTGAATATTTAACAAAAGCAGAAGTATCACAAATAAAAAGTATTTTTGAAAGAGCTGAAACTTCTGGAGAAATTATTAATATTACTACAGCTCTTACAACTGCTTTTGGTGTAAATAGCGATAAAGTATTTAAGCAGCTTGGCAAAGACAATGCTTTATTTGCTCATCTTGGCGGTCTTAATATAATGACTAATGTTAATGGTGTTCCTAATGAGGCTGTAAATAGAATTGTAGATGGACATTTACTTTTAAAAAATTCTGAGACTGCACAAATTTACAAAGTATCAGAAAGCAATAATCAATATCAAAGAACAAAAAATGATGTAATAAATTCTTTTGTAGGTAAAGAAACTTATAACAGAGTTATAATTGCTGCTGATGCTATTTATGCAAGTATGCTAAAAGAAAAGGGTAATACTGGAAAGCAATTTAATGCTGGAGATTACAAAAAAGCTCTGGCTATGGCTGTAGGAGCTGATGGAAAGTTTGGCGGATTTGACAGCCAGGATAGAGGAGAAGATGTAATTATTCCACCTTGGTTAAAAAATGGCAAATTTGAAAATGTGCAAGATATGCTTGAGGAGGATAAATCATTATTATTAAAAGCTGGTAATGGAAACCCAGTAGATGTTAATGGAAAAGATATTGATATATTTGCAACAAGAAAACCAATTTTTATGTCTGTCGGTAATGGAAAATATTTAATTGCTATTGGAGACAGCACAACAAAATTAGGAACTGAGCCTAAGTATGTATTAAGTGATGATGGTAAAGGTTTCTTCATAATAGATCTAAATAAAATTAAAGGCGAAGTTTTAGGAGCTTTATAATGAGTATTTTTTTTGATGAAGATACTACAACAAAAATATCTAACACAGCCTCTTATGCTGCTGGCAATATAACTGGTTTTAAAGAAAATGCTGCAGCTGCCTATAATGCTTTTGTAAGCTCAGAATTATCTACATCTGAACTAATGAACACCCAGGAAGAGTATGGCAATCTAACTCAAATTCTGCACGATAACGGACACACAACTTTTTTTTCTCCCGTAGAAGATGATGGCGAGCAGTATTGGAACGAGGGATTTATGGGGGAAATAGATGGTAGATCTAAAGATGAAAAAGAAGAGGAATTTTGGAACAACTTAGCAGAGGCATCTAAGAACGATATTAATTTACAAAACAAATTAAAAGAAAATGGTTATTCAACTAAAGATGAATTTTATGGAACAATAGGAAAAAAAGTACAAGACACCTGGAAAACTTATTACGAGACAAATCAAAACGCATCTCTTGGTGGTAAGTTTGGAGGATTTACTGGAATGGCGGGTGGTGTATTTAGAGATCCGCTAATACAATTAACTTTACCTATTTCTTTTGGTTATTCTTTACCAGCAAGGTTTGGACAAGCTGCAATTAAAATGGCTAAGATTGAGGGTATGTTAGCTTTAGCAGCTGAGGTAGGAATACAATCAAAAGTGCAGCCATATAGAGCTGAGCTTGGATTAGATACATCTCCAATAGATATTTTTGGAATGGAAGTACCAAGAGGAGTAGCGAATGTTGCTTTCGCAACTGCGGGAGCTGCAGCTATTGCTCCAGCATTTATGGGTTTATTTAAAGGTGTTGGATATTCTGTGGACCAGCTAAGTAAAGTATTATCAAGAAAATCAGCTGCAGAAATAGATGCGCTATATACTGAAAGCTCAAAATTATTTCCAGAAAAAGCAAATAAAACTTTAGATAATATAAAAGTAGACCAGCCAGATGATAGTCCCTTAATTATAAAACAAGGCGAGGCTGACGAACACGCAGATAGACTTAATACAACACTTAAAAATATTGTAAATGATGAGCCGTTAGAAATAACACCAATGCCTAACAGCGCAATCAAAACTGAACTTACAAATAAAGAAAAAGCATTAATAGAATTTGATATAGATAAATTAGAATTTGCTCCAAAAATTTTTCAATATAAATCTGGTGGAGATCAATTTGGTTTAACTGGTAAATTAAAAGAAGTTAAAATATGGGACCAGCCTAGCTCTGGTGCTGTAATAGTTTATGAATTTAAAGATGGTCGTAGAGCTGTAGTCGATGGACATCAAAGATTAGGATTAGCAAAAAAATTAAAATCACAAAAACCTAGACTATACGGATATATGTTTAGAGAGGCAGATGGTTATACTCCAGAATACGCTATGGTTATGGGTGTTGCTGCTAATTTAAGAATGGGTACGGGTACAGCTGTTGATGCTGCTAAAATTATAAGATCTAATTTTGGTGGTAAAGTTTGGGAAAGTGTAAGTGGCAGCTTACCTCCAAGATCTAAAATTGTTATAGAGGCACAAGGTTTATCAAGATTAAGTAATGATGCTTTTGGTATGGTTATCAATGGCAAAGTAAATCAAACTTTTGCATCCAGGGTAGGAGAACTTATAGATGATAAATCTTTACACGCTAGAATTATAGCAGATACTAAGAGCAAGCAATTTACAACAATAGCTGAAATGGACACCTATTTAATGATGGTTAATAGGCTACCTAAGACAATAACTAAGCAAAGTACACTATTTGGGGATGAATTTTTTGCTAGTACCTTATTGGTTGAAAGATCTAAAATTTTATCTATAGTATCAAAAAACATAAAACAGAACTCGGCAGCTTTTAAAAGTATCAATGCCAACTCTGATATTTTACAAGATGCTGGTAATGTTTTAGCAAAAGATAAAAATATAAAACAAGAAATATTAAATGATAAAATACTCGATAGGCTCAGACAAGTCGCAATTACCCAAGGAGAACTCTCAGACGATCTCACAAGAGCAGCTCAAAAATACAGAGACGGAGACAAAACTGGAGCCACAAAAGATTTCAGAGAGGCTGTCGATAGAGCAGCTGCAAGAGGCGATTTCGATGGGATCACTACTAGCGGACAATTCAGAACTAATGAAACTCAAACAGAAGTATCTGACATTCCAAAAAACCAAGCAAAGCTCTTAGAAGAAACAGAAAATTTAGATGGGTTTGGCACGCCTGGATCTAAAGCATCAGACGATCAAGCAAGCTCGTTAGAAAGATCATCATACGGAGAAGAGATACCAGCAGCCATTAAAGAAGAGGCTGGAGCTGGATCAGCTGCTAAAACAATCCCAGCTGCAAGTGAAACTGGGACCCAAGATTTAGCCTCAGCATCCCAACGGACACTAGCAGATCCTCCATCTGAGGTTCTTGCTAAAGCAACAAGTGAACCTCCGCTGGTTCGTGGGTCTACAACTAGCTCTGTTGGCGATTTCAATTCCATAACAAATACAAGATTATATCATATATCTGATGATTTCAACGAGATCTATGACAATTTATCTAAAAATATAGATAGTATATCGGATGAAATTAAGAAAATTTCAAGTAATTATAATGGCACATTTAAGGCAAGAATTAAGGATAGAGCGTCTTTACAAGAAAAAATTGATAACGGAATAAAAGCACAAGAAATATCAGACTATTTAGGAACAAGAATATCTGTAGATAATATTAGCCAGGCTAAAAAAATTTTTAGTGATATTTCTAAAAAATTTAGAATTATACACGGAGACGATTTTTTAGATGATGCGGGTAGAGTAGCAACTAATGCTGGATCTGAATATAGAGCTATACACGCACAAATAATGACAGATAAAGGTTTTAGCTTTGAGCTGCAGATTAGACTAAAAGATATGGATCCTATTATAGATAGATCTCATAAAATTTATAAACAAGTTAAATTTAGAAAAAGTCAATTATCTGCAGAAGAAACAGAACAATTATTAAATGCACAAAAAGCAATTAATGTTGAAATGAAATCTAAATATTTTGAAATTAAAGATAGAGAGATTGTTTCAGAAGAGCTGCTAGATGAAAAAATTATTGTAGGTACAAGAATAGATGATGCTACTGGAGAAGTAGTAGAGGTATCAAAAACAGCTAGAGAAATTTTTGAAGATGAGGCTAAGAACACAACATTTATGAATAGGTTGAAAGACTGCGTATGAGTTATAAACAATGTATTATTAACGCTATCAAAGAGGGTTTGGTTTCTGAAAAACAAGCCAAAGAACAATTACAAATTTTTGATAACCTGGAGACAAGATTTAAAGGTATGGGGATGGATCCTACTGAGGCACAAGTCAAAGCTGCTAAAGAGGCATACGAACTTGCTAAGATGAAATCAATGGATAAAAAAAGAATTTTTTTATTACAAAAAAAAGTGCAAGACAGAATTATGGCTCATCTTAAAAGCTATAGAAATAAACAAGGCGAAGTAGATTATGCTGAGGCTGCTAGAGGTATATACGATTATAATTATCATCAGCCATTAAGAGAAAGTATTACAGCTCAAATGGAAATTGTTGAGGGTAAAGCTCACGCATTAATGGTTAAAGTAATGGATGAGATGAGATACAAAATGGGTGGTTTTCAAACTAAGCAGCAAAAAGCAAATATGAAATTAATGGTAAGAGAGCTGTTTAATGAAAAAACTGGTAATAAACTAGCAGCTGAACTTGCTGCTGGATGGAAAGCTGCATCTGAATATTTAAGAAAATCATTTAATCAATCTGGTGGTAAAATTGTAAGTCGATTAGATTGGGGATTACCACAAATACACGATACCTTATTAGTTAGATCTGTTTCTAAAGAAGAGTGGATTGAATATGTGCTGCCAAAATTAGATATAAAAAAAATGATAGATGAAAGATCTGGTCTACCATTTAACGATAAAACAATAATTTTAGCTTTAGATGAAGTTTATGAGAATATTTCTACAGATGGTTTTTCTAAATTTAAACCTAGCGGCAATAGATTAGGCAGATCTTTACACAATAGAAGAACAGATCATAGATTTTTAGTTTTTAAAAATGCTGACAATTGGATGGAGTATCAAGCTAAATTTGGTAAATCAGATCCTTACGCAGCTATGATGGATCACATAAAAGGTATGTCGAGAGATATAGCATTAATGAGATCTCTTGGTGCAAATCCAGATGCAACACATACTTGGTTAAAAGGTGTAGTTAAAAAACAATCAGCTATTAATGCAAGAGATGAGGCTCAAGGTAAATTTTCAAGACAAATTGTTGGTGCTAAAACTTTTGCAAATGAGGCAGATAGAACAACGGGGATATTAGATAACATAGATAATATGTATGCTTATCATAAAGGTAATTTACATAATCCCGTAAATGGATTTTTTGGTAGATCCTTTGCAGCTTTAAGACAAATATTAACAGCTGCACAATTAGGAGGAGCCTCTATTATGGCTCTATCAGATTTTAACTGGTCCCGTATTACATCTAAATTTAATGGTCTGCCAGCATTTAAAGCAAATCAATATTCTTTAAAATTATTAAAAGAGGGTGTTAAAAAAGATAAAGCTCTAATGAGAACAGCTGTAAGATTAGGATTGATAGCTGAAATGTGGAGTGCAGTATCAGCTGTGCAAATGAGATATATGGCTACAATAGATGCTCCTATTTTTTCTAAAAGAGTTTCTGATTTAGTTTTAAGAGGATCTGGATTATCTCATCTTACGCAAGCTGGTAAATGGGGTTTTGGTATGGCTATTATGGGAGAGCTTGCAGAACAAGCTGCTAAACCATTTTCTAAATTAGATGCTAAATTACAAGCTGCTATGAAAAAATACGGCATAGCAGATGGCGAGTGGGAGATAATAAGAAAAACTAAATTATATGATGCAGCTATTGATGAGCCTAGTTTAAAGGGTCAAAAAGGAATGACATTTTTAAGACCCGATGACATTCTTGCAAGAACAGATCTTGCAGATAATTTAAAAGATGATTTAACAACAAAATTATTAAATTTAGTTTCTACAGAAAATAAGTTTGCAGTACCAACTTCTTCAACAAGAGGAAGAATGATTTTAGCAAATAAAGCTCAGCCAGGAACAATAGCTGGAGAGTTTATACAATCAGCTCTTATGTATAAATCTTTCGCTATTGCTCTAGGATTTACACACCTGGCTAGAGGTTTTGCGCAGCAAGGTTTAAAAGGTAAAGCTAAATATTTGGTTCCTATGTTAATTACTGGAACATTAATGGGAGCTTTATCGTATGAGATAAAACAAATAGTAGCTGGTAAAACACCAACAGATCCATCTAAAATGGGATTTAGATATTGGTTAGCTGCTATGGTTTATGGTGGTGGTTTAGGAATTTTTGGCGATTTCTTGTTTGAAGATAGATCAAGATTTGGCAAAGATCTTGGTACAACTGCAGCTGGTCCAGTAGTAGGTTTTTTAGGAGATACTATAGATCTAACTATCGGTAATGCTTTTCAATTAATAAATGGGGATAAAACAAATTTTGGATCTGAGTTTTCTAATTTTTTACAAAGATACACTCCAGGCAGTAGTTTATGGTATTGGAGATTAGCTTATGAAAGATTAATTATTGACAGCCTGGAGCAGATGATAAACCCAGATTTTCACACTAAACATAATAGGCAAAAAAATAGAATATATAACGATTTTGGACAAGAATACTGGTGGGAGCCTGGAGAACTCTTACCAAATTAATTATAGACATTATGGACAAAAACAATTATTAAGGAAAATATGCTAGGTGTATCACGCCTAGATTTTTCCAAAAAATATAAAAAATTATGACAATATCAAGTTTAAATGTAAAAAATTCTTATAATGCAGATGGGTCTACTACAAGTTTTGCGTACACTTTTCCTATTCACAGCACAGCAGAATTAAAAGTTATTTTAAGAGCTGCTAATGGAACAGAAACAATACAAACTTTAACAACTCATTATTCTATTGTAGACAATGGAGCGTCTGGTGGACAAGTTAATTTTGTATCAGCTCCCGCATCTGGAATTGCTGTAGTGTTATTAAGAGATACAAATTTAACTCAAGAAACAGATTATATAGCAAATGATCCTTTTCCAGCTGAAACACATGAGGCAGCTCTTGATAAATTAACTTTACAACAGCAAGAGCTACAAGAAGAATTAGATAGAGCTTTAAAAATTTCAAGATCAAATGATATTGCGTCATCTGAAATAGTACAAACTGCAACAACTAGAGCTGGCAAATTATTAGGATTTGATAGTAGCGGAAATTTAGATACAAGTCTTGATGCAAGCTCAATAGCAACAAATGCTACAGCTGCAGCTAACTCAGCCACAGCAGCGGCAGCATCAGAGGCAGCAGCTCAGACAGCTCAAGCAGCAGCGGAAAGTGCAAAAAATGCAGCTGAGGTTGCTTTAGATACTTTTGACGATAGATTTTTAGGAGCTAAATCATCTGATCCCACGCTGGACAATGACGGAAATGCT